CAGCCCAGGGACGCCAAGTCTCCTTAATTGTCTCCCCATCCTTTCGGATTTTAAGAGGAGCAAATTGCGGAGGTCCCCACAGATTCTCCTGTTTTGTGACAGAAGTCACAACAGAAGAGATAGGTAATTCCGTGACCTTGGATGTTGTACTAGAACGACCGGTAACTTCACCATAAGCTACAATCGCCGCATCGTCTGGTACCCAGTTAATGGGAGATTTGTAATGTACTCCACCACTAACGTCATATTTTTTCCCTAATATCTTATCGGGCAAATCTGTCCTGTCTGGTCCCAAGGTAAAGTTGGGACTTAGCTTAAGGAGGTGATATATTCCAACATCCAATTCTGGACGTGTAAGTGCACCACCACAGCCGTCTACACGACCAGTTTGTCCTCCCAAATGAAATCCCAATATATGATGCTGTTTTCCCTCCGAAACACAGCATGTCATACATTGACCACCAAAGGTGGGTTTCGACATTGAATAGTAAGATCCTCGAAACGTGTGCAATCCATTGCTCACGCAGTTATTTGGTTGCCACAAGAAATTATCAGAAGACATTTCCCCCGCTTCATCAACATAATAGCTAACACAGGGAACACTCTTCGGAGAAATTTCATCGGCAAAATTGTTCAACAAATTCGGACAGTCACCACTATTGGAAACGTAAATCAAAGCGAAATCAGTGTTCGGAAGGCGATAAATGCTCTTCGGATCAATGATAAAACTTATAGATTGACCACGCTTCTTAATGGTTACTTTAGTATTGATTTCCGGAATCATGTGGAAAGGTATCATCAAGATATGTGTTCGCACCATAAATGCGTCACAAAATCTGATTTTATCTGCAACTTCATAACTGAAGTACCACAAACTCTTCCGGGCAATACTGCTGTAGTGTTCGATGTCATGTGGAAAAATTCCAGATACTTTTTTCACAGTATTCGTATCTGGTAACCAAACATTCGGCTCTGATTCTCTTTGCTTGATTTCGGCAACACTCTTCGGTTGCAAAACCCCCTGAATGGTGGTCATTGCTCGAAAAGCCTGGACAGTTTTAACAACTCCCCAAATGACTGAAAATCCAGCTATTGCTCCACAAACATATTTGAGATGGTTCTCACGAACCTCTACAAACAAGTCAGGCATAATATCACGACGCCTTTTTACTTCTGAGTAATAAGCCTCCTTCACACTTTCTACGATTGTAGCATAGTATGATAGAAAAGCCAAACTCATGAATAAGCATGTGATAACAGCCAGTGCAATAGAGAACATTGCGATGAAGCCCACAACAAGACCAGTAGCAGCCCAATAATTGCGAACTGCTTCCTTAATCCGTACGTTGATGATATCTTCATTAAAGAACATAACTAATCCGCGCATCCATGAATTTTCAATCAATTCATCGGGCACATAGTTTGTCCACACAGCGAATTTCGAAGTTTCAAACCAACTAAGCATTTTAATGAGTTGCTTGTTGGTAATATCTTCAATGTTTGATGCAAAGAATCTAGTTTTACGTTCAGCAGTAAGACTCCACTTGTCTGTATACTTTTTCATAGTAT